AAAAGTGGATGCAGAAATAACTCCCAAAGAATTTGAAAAGATATGGGAAGAAATGTGTGATATAGTTTGGGGAATGAATAGGACTAGAAGAAGAAACTTAGGAAAATTAATTTATTCTGCTACAAGAGGTAAGGAGGATTAATATGGCTGTAAATCCGCATTTTGATATTGACTTTTCGTCGAAGATTTGCGTAGTATGCGGCCAGCCCAAAGATTCCTTTGATTACTTGAGGACTAAATCGTTTATGTATCCAACTGGATATGTAGATGTATGTGTAGATTGTTTGGGAGAAAGATTAGAGAGGACTGATTTCGATTGGAATGTAATGGATAAGATTTGTCAATACTTAGATATTCCCTTTGAGATTAGGCGTTTTGAAGAGTTACGAAAGACGAACTCTGCGCCCGAGCTATTGAAGGCATATAATACGATTTATTTTTCGGGAGAATATGAGGGAATAGATTGGAAATCTTACCAAGAGGCTTATAAGGAGTTGGATGCCGCGGGCGCCCTCGACGATGTCGTACCTGGTTTAGCTGATGATAAAAGACGTAAGCTCCAAGAGAAGTGGGGTTTTAATTATGATGATGAAGCATTGATATATTTAGAGAATTTATATGACGGGTTACTTTTGACTCAGAATATTAATGGTGCATTACAAGGTGACCAGGCGGTTAAAATATGTAAGATTTCATATGAAATTGATTGTAGAATTAGAGAGGGTGCAGATTTTGATAAGTTACTTGCATCTTATGATAAATTAGTTAAAACTGGCGAGTTCACTCCAAAGAACGTAAAAAATGCTAGTGACTTTGAATCAATGGGTGAATTATGTAGATGGCTTGAAAAAAGAGGTTTTGAAAATCCGTTTTATGATGGAGAAACTCGTGATGTAGTTGATGAGACTATTAAAAATATACAGAGCTGGAATCAGAGATTATATACGAATGAGTCTGGTATTGGAGATGAGATAAGTCAACGTATACAGGCTTTGAAGACTGCGGCCGAGCTAGAAACGTACTACGATTTAAATGAAGATGAAAATGACTTTGATAACTATGAAAATGAAGGGTTTGAAGAGTTGTTTAAAAATGATGATTTTGAAGTAGACTTGGAGAATGAATAATGCAAGAAAAGAAAAGAAAGGTTATTTTATCTACTCGTCAAGAACTTACACCAAATGATTTTATTGAACGTGCAGAGCGCGAAGGTATTGAACTTGAGAAGGGCGCAGTTATTACTAATGAATACTTAGAAAGAAACTATGAGCAATTGTGTAAGTGGGTAAACTTATTCACAGCTTATCCAGACTATTATTTAGATTTAATTAAACCCGCTGACTCTGAATTTGGCTTATTTTTCTATCAAAGATTTACGTTGCGGGCGCTTATGCGATTCAAAGATGTGTTCATAACGGCGCCACGTGCGTTTTCTAAATCGTTCATTACTATATTAGCTCTTTTCTTACAGTGTGTATTCATACCAGGAAGAAAAGTGTTTATGTGTGCTAATACAAAACAACAAGCAGCGCAAATTACGAAAGAAAAGATTTATGAAATATATGACCACTGGCCTTTACTTAAAAAAGAAGTAATTGGGTGGGAGCTAAATGACTATCCAGGTAACTTTGGTAAAGACTATGTAACTCTTAATTTTCGTAATGGATCGAAGTTTGATGTTGTGCTTGCCGGAGATGCAGCTCGTGGAGGGCGCCGGCATGGTGGAGAGATTGATGAGATTAGAGATGGTGACGAAGAAGCTATTAACTCTGTAGTTATTCCTCTTGTCAATGTATCTCGTAGATTACCTAATAATACAGTAAATGAAAAAGAACCCAATCAACAGATTATTGCTACAACAAGTGCTGGAAGCAAAACTTCTTTTGCTTATGAGCGTTTAATTGATACTTTTGAAAATGCAGTAATTGACCCCGAACATTCTTTTATGTTTGGATGCGATTGGCGGCTGCCCGCCATGCATGGGTTAATTGATAAACAATATATAAATAAATTAAAGATGAGTCCATCGTATAACGCAGAATCGTTTGCAACTGAGTATTTGAGTCTATGGCAGGGTTCAAGTGAAGAAGCTTGGTTCTCTTATGAGAAATTAAGCAAGTATAGAAAAATAAAGAACCCAGAAATGCACGCAATTAATAGACCTGAGTCCGAACAATTCTACTTAATATCAGTGGACGTAGGTCGAATTTCCGACCAAACCGCAGTTAGTGTATTTAGAGTTAATGTATTAAAAGGAAAGTTTTATTCTACTTTAGTCAATTTAATTGTACTTGGTAGAACACCACAAACAAAACCTTTTACAGTACAGGCGGTTGATTTGAAAAAAATTATTGAAAGATATAATCCGCGAGAGGTTGTTATTGATACTAACGGTCTTGGTGTTGGTTTAGCAGATGAAATGATTAAACCTCACTATGATGAACAGGGTAATATGCTTCCTGCTTATGGATTTATTAATGATGATAATTATAAAGCAATTCAACCTAAAGATGCGGCTAAAATTCTTTATGGAATTAAAGCTAATGGGCCGTTAAACTCTAAAATACATGGTAATTGTTATTCACGATTAACTAGCGGACTTGTTCGCTTTTTAATAAAAGAGCAAGAAGCCAAAAGTGCTTTACTTGCAACCAAAAAAGGTCAGAAAATGACTATGGAACAGCGTGTGGTACGTTTAATGCCGCACGAAATGACAACAAAGTTATTTGAAGAAATGGCTAACCTTAGACTAAAGCGCACTGGGACAAGCTTGGACATAGTTCTTGAGCGAATTAATTCTCGTTTTCCAAAAGATAAGTATTCTAGCTTTTCTTATGGATTGTGGAGAATTAAGGAGTTAGAAGAGGAATACTATAAGACAAGTCATCGTAGGCGCGGAGGTATTCGACAGTTAGTCTTCTTCTCAGGAGGAAGATAAATGGATGAACAAAAACAAAAGGTGGCACTAGCGAATTTCACACAAGTGATTAAAGACATGGTTGCCAAAAATGAATCATCCTATAACTTAACGCGTTGGGGCAGAAACAGATATGAAAGAGTTAAGGAATATTCATTAGAAGAAATTGAAAAAATTATTGATTCTGGTTCTGTTGAAGCTCAAATTGCTCTTTCTCGTAACTACTTTACGAAGGGTGGTTTCTATCAGAGATTATTGTTACATTATGCAACTTTATTAAAATATACGGGTTTACTAATTCCGAATCCAAGTTTTGGTAAAAATCTCTCCGAATCGTATATTACAAAGAAGTATAATGCGGCGATTAATTTTATTGATAATGCAGACTTACCCGAATTGTTTACTCATATAGCAATTAAAACTTTGCGTGATGGTTGTTATTATGGGGTGATTCAGGAGGTAACAGATAGATCAGTTTCTATTTTAGATTTACCAGTTTATTCTTGTCGCTCTCGCTTTAAAGATAAAGAAGGAAATGATATAATTGAATTTAACGTAACTTATTTTGATACAATAACAGACAAAGAATATCGAAAGAAGGCGTTAGCGGCCTATCCAAAAGAGGTAGTTAATTGGTATAGACGTTATAGAAATAGAAAAGTTAATGATCCTTGGTGTTACATTTCTCCAGAAGTGGGAATATGTATGTCGTTAGTGAACGATAGACCAATATTCTTAAATATTATTTCAGCAGCATTAGAGTATGATGATGCGAAAGATATAAATAGAGAACGTGATTTAGAGGAGATTAGAAAAATTTTGGTTCAACACGTCCCTCATTTACAAGATGGTGGATTATTATTTGAACCCGAAGAAGCATTGGAAATGCATCGTGGCGCAGTTGATATGACAAGAGGTAATGATAATCTTAGTGTATTAACTACTTACGCTGATGTTGATGCCGTAGTTTCTAAAACTTCTAATGATAATGCGTTGAATTCTGTTGATAAGGCATTATCTAATATTTATGCCGAAGCTGGTTCTAGTAGCCAACTTTTTGGAACAGATTCTAATTTATCTTTAAGCACATCAATAACTAATGATATGGCTTTAATGATGATACTGGCGCGCAAGCTAAGTAATTTTATTACATCGGTTATAAATAAGAGATTTGGAAATACTAATGTTACTTTTATTTATAAAATTCTTCCAATTTCTTATTATAATCAAAATGAATATGTTGATACATCTTTGAAATTAGCTAATTCTGGATATAGTTTTTTACTACCAGCAATTGCGATGGATATTTCACAGCGTGAGCTAAGCAACATAAAAGATTTAGAAAACAACGTATTAAAATTAAAGGAAAAGCTTCAGCCGCTTAGTACGTCATATACAGAAACAGGAAACGTAGGACGTCCTGAGAAAGATGCGCAAGACAAAAGTGCAAAAACAGTTGCTAATGAGGAATCATTAGATAATGGAGGTTCTAACTAATGAATAAAGAGAAAGATAACTTAGCTACTTTTTCTCTTTCTATTTATGGTGACGTTGTTGGTTATAATGAGGTTCTATCAAAAGCAAGATGTAGAATTTTTTATACCGGAGCAAACCGTAACGGAACTTTTATAACAGAAGAGTTCGCAGAAAAATTGGTTTCAACGTTACCATATGTCCCTGTTAAAGGGATATATGATAGCATGAAGGATGATTTTACTGACCACGGAAGAGAGAGATATGAAGGACGTATTTATGGTATTGTTCCGGAAAATCCAAACTTTGCCTGGGAAACACATCTTGATGTTGATGGGGTAGAAAGAACATACGCTTGCGCGGATGTGTATCTTTTTACTGGACTTTATAAACAAGAGGCTTTTGATATAATTGGAAAGTCACAATCAATGGAATTATATGTAGATTCTATTGAAGGAGAGTGGCAATTTATAGATGGGAAGAAATATTTTGTATTTACAGAAGGACGCTTCTTAGGATTGCAAACTCTTGG